GTTTGATTTAATTTATTCTCCCTATGTAGCGAGTTTGATATTAAAAGATAAATATCAAGCAATAGCGCATTTCGATGCTGACATGCTTCTTCTTGATAATATTGACAACCTCTTCAAAATTGCAAGCAAAACAAATTTTGTTTTGACTTCTCCGAATTCATTTACGACATCGATTTACCCAAATGATAGAAACTCAAATGGTTCCATTAATGTGAATGAACTTTGCAATAACCCATTAATTTTGGATCCTCGGGAATATGCTTTTTTTTTAGAGAAAATTATTGAAATAGGAAAACAAATTATAAAAGTTTCGAATATGCGTGCGGTCAACACAGCTATTTTAGATTGTGGGCTCTTGGATTATGTATTTCGGCTTTGTTCAATTCAATGGACGAGTGCGGCTTATAGCTGGGCGAAATTAGGTTTAAGATCTAAACCGCCTCAAAAAATTGCTATTGGTATACTTGGAACCAAATTGATAGCTACTCATAAAAGGTTTTGGGATGTAAATTTAATTGATGCAAAAACAGAACGATTGAAAACATATAAAAATGCGGATATTTTTGTTCATAATTGTGCAATAATATATCAACTTTATGAATGGTTTAATACAAAATGTCGAACAAAATATGGCATCTGGTCGTGGCAGCCTCCAAAGGGTATGAGCCTGGACTTACGGCGCTTTTGAATAGCTTTTATTATTATCATAGAAATGAAATCGGGATTGATAAAATCAAAATTCATGTCTTAGGGTTAGATCTGGATCCAACATTTTCACATGAAATCAATTATTTTCATAAACTTGAAAGACATGAAAAAGGCAATGCCTGGGCGACAAAAATTCCACGTTTCAAATATGCTTCAGAACTTGACGGTGTGGTTATGCTTTTAGATGCCGATATGTATTTTACGGCAAATTGGAATATCTATTTTCAAATGGCTGAAGCTGGTTTTATTGTAGCCGGTGCGAATGGTTCAAATTTCATGTTTCACCAGGGATGGCGCGAAAAATATGGCATTAAAGAAATACCCGATTTCTACGATACGAAAACTATTTCAAGTGTGCCGACTATTCTAGACACCGAGAAACATGGAGAAGTATGGCGATCAATCTATGAACACAAAATGAACGGCAATGGAATTGGTGCTGATTTTGATCTCACAAATATTTTCATGCTTATTCACAAGAAGTTTAGGGATATTGTGGTTTTACCATCTCAGCAGGTGACAGGCCTCCATCATTTCATGTTAAAGCCAGATACTCGAGTAATAAAAAAACATGGTGAATTGATAACGACAGATGGACTTCAAGTTCTTAGTGTTCATGGAAAATGGTGGCAATCAAATTACATAGAAGGTATTATGCGTCCAGTTGAGCGACAATATGGAAATAATCCAAGAGCTATGAAAGGGGCTCTTGAAAGCCGAAATCTTCTTATAGAAACTTTTGAATATTGGAAAAATTATAAATGAAAAAAATTGCCATCTTATTTATTTTCATTGCCTCGATTTCTTGGGCAGCTCCCCAAGCTAGTGTTATATCTGAAAAATTAAAATGGGATAAAGCAGATGGAGCAAGTTGTTATGAAATCTGTTATGGTCAAAATGAAAATAGCATGACTTGGGTAACAAAAATTGGAAATGTCAAAGAATATGAAATTAAATTGCTTAATGTTGATCCGGAACGACCATGTTTTTTTAAAGTTCGTGCATGTAATATGTATGGATGTAGTGATTGGAGCAATACAATTCGATGGGTTCCATTTGGCAAAAATGTTACAATTAGATGGAGTGGTGACTTTGAAGCAAGATGGTATCGGGTATTAAAGGCGAGTGATGATGGACGATTTATAGATTCACAAATTTATGAAGGCGAAGAAACGGCATGTCAGGATTGGGTCGAACCTGGTGTGCAATATACATATAAGATCATTGCACGGGATCTTGCGGGAAATGAAAGTGAGGCGACTAAAGTGATTTATTCAGCAGGTGGAATTGTCTCGTTGAAAGATGTTGATAGTGATCCACCAAATCCACCAACTAACGTAACAGTATTGGAGTAAGACGATGCCTAGTTTTAAAGGAACACATGTAATTGAAGTGCAACCATCCGACGATGATGTGCCATATACGTTTAATTTCCCAATAGCTTCGAGTGCTTCTGCTAATGATGGGGCGATTCCATATGGAGAAACTATCTCGGGTTATACATTATCAGCGCATACGCATCCAGCCGGAACAGATGCCACAGCGGATTTAATAGCCAGCGATACTCGAGTCGGAACAGAAATTACAGCAAGCTTGCAATGGCCAACGACAAATGGGACAGGTGTATATCATTTACGATTTGTATTGACTTTGGCGGTTTCGGGGGCAGACATTGAATATGATTTCAACCGAGTTTATGCGAAGGATATTTAATTATGATAAAAATGAAACTTAGCACAGCACCAACGACCGAACCAATCACGACAAAAGATTGTAAAGAACATATGCGTGTTGAACTTGGCGACATGGAAGAGGATGCTTATATTTGGTCGCTGATTCTCACCGTTCGGAAATATACGGAAGAATATACAGGTCTCGCTTTAATTGATCAGACATGGAAAATGTGGTTGGATGATTGGCCAGATCAAGATTATATCGAAATACCAAAACCACCGCTTATCTGGACGGTAGTGGATTCATATATCAAATATAAAAACACGGCTGGAACTCAAAGCACATGGGCAGCGACCAATTACATTGTTGAAAATGATACTGATAGGCAAGGACGAATTGTTTTGGCTTATGGAAAAACTTATCCAGGCATACAACTTTATCCATCAAACCCAATTGAGATAAAATTCGATTGTGGATATACTTCTGCCGCTAATGTGCCAGAGCCAATCAAACATGCCATGAAAATGCTTGTGGCAGAGTTATTTGAGAATCGTGAAATTACAGTTTGGGGCATGGCCGTAACAGGAAAACTTGACTGGTTTCATCGGCTTTTGGATAACTATGTTTATCCATGCCATGGGGATCCTAATACTTTGGTCTAATTTGTTCTAAAATGCGAACCTCGAACGAATTTGAAAGCCTGAATAGTAATTTCAACATAATCCAATATCTAAAAGAAGTGGATCCCAAAAACGGATATAGGATTTATGAAATGGATGGAAGAGAGATCGAATGTAAAAAATGTGGTTCCACTGATGTCATTCAGAAAGAAATTCGTGTTGGTTGTGGATGTGCCAATAAAAAGAAATATTACTTGAGATGCACAAAATGCGGAACGATGGTAAGAATCAAGAATCCAATCAACCTCCAAAAAACATAGCGTGCCCGGATTGCGGAGGAACTGATTTAAAACCGTTCAAGGTCAAACATGGATGTGTAAATCCAAGGCTTTGGTTTTTTAGATGCAAGAAGTGCGAAAGGAAGTTTCTGGAAACAAGAGGCAGAAAAATAAGCTGACACTCAATTTCAGCAAACGTCCAAAACTTCTTGAAGGACTAAGAGAAACGGCGAATTTGAATTTCAGAACGCCCGAAGAACATGCGATGTATTTGATTTGGAAGGGCGTTTATCCAGAGAAAACAAATGCCAATAAGAGCGGGATCACTGAGACACAAAATAACATTCGAAAAAGTAACGCGGACTAGCGATGGAATGGGTGGATGGACAGAATCTTGGGCTACTGATCGCAAGGCCTGGGCTGCTATTTGGCCATTACGGGGTCAAGAACAATTCGAGGCAATGAAACTTGAATTGAAAATTACTCATCGTGTTCGCATTCGATATTGGTCGGGATTGACACCAGAACATAGAATAAAAGATCATGAAAATAATTATTATGAAATAAGGGTTCCACTTGATCCAGATCATCGACATATTTATCAAGACTTACTGTGTGAAGAAATTATAGAGCCATGAAATTTCATGCTAACATAAAATCTGATGTAAATTTTGAACCTGCTGCCAAAAAAGTATTGGGTTCAGTTGATCAAATTACGCATGCTGAAGCAAAGGCGTGGATGCAAGCTTCCAAGGCGGCATGTCCTGTTGGTGAAATAACGAGAAGCGGGGCAGCACGGTTAATTTATAAGATAGGCGGCAAAAGATTAACAAGCGAATATGGAACTAGGTTGGGGCAATATTGGCGTAGAGGTGGAACATTGCGCAAAAGTATTCGCTTAGTAAAAGGAAAACAAAGGAATGTAATTTCATGGCAAATTCATGCCGGGGAACGGATTTCATCGAATAGCATAAGGGCAGGGGAAGTACATGCTTATTATGCGAGTATGGTTGAACTTGGAACTAGATATCTAGAGCCGGCTAAGTATCTTCGAAAATTTAAACAGAGAAGCAAACGCCAATGGTATAACAGATTAAGAAATGCGATGTTTGATATGAGGGCAGCATGAGTGAAATATCTGTAAATTGCCAGGAATGCAAAAAAGCATTCGATCTTGATATGGCTTTGGCAGATGAGATGAAAGAGTTTGTATGTCCGAATTGTCAAATAAAGCAAGTAGTTCATAGCGAAACTCCATATTTGGAATACAAGGTTTTATCTTATAGTGGTCGAAGCCAGCTTGGGATAGAAATGACAGAATTATCAAAACAAGGATATGAATTTATTCATTCTAATTCTTCTTATGTGATAATGGCCAAACAAATATGAATGCACTTTTCATAGCAATATATAATCAATTCACCAAAGACCTCGGTGGTGGAACGCATTATGATGTTTATGATGATGTTTCAGGCCGGTTCTATCTTGAACATGCTCCGCAAGATGTTGATTGGCCATATATTGTTTATAATTTAGTAAATGATGCAAATGACTGGACTTTCAGCGAAAATTATGAGGATTGTGCGATCCAATTTAATTTGTTTTCGGAAGCTGCATCTGCCGATGAGGTAGGTGATATGTTTACTCATTTGAAGACGTGTTTCGATGATTGTGCTTTGACGGTTGCCGCATATACGCATTTGTATATGCAACGCGGTGAGCTCGCTTCGCTTCGCTGGGACCCAGATGCCAAACATTGGCATTATGTGATTGAATATAACATTCTTATCCAAAATTGATATGAAAGACATCTCACTCGATCAATCTACTACCATTCAAATAGGTATTATCAAGGAAGCATTCAAAACGGATAAAGCCATCAATATTTTTCTTTTCGATCAGCGCCAGGGAAAAATCCAAGCCTATATTAAAGAATATGAAGAACAGTATCCCATCGAATTAATGATGAAAATTCTTGATACGCTGCCAGAGGAAAATAAATTCGATCACTTAAAAAGATTAGCTTATATTGCTGGCCTCAGAAAGTATAAAACGAGAAAAGAAATTGCGGAATATTTGGGCGTTGGACCTACCGCTGTATCTGAAGCATTACGACGATATGGAATTAAAGATCATTTCAAACAAGGTAGTTTGAGAAGTAAAAATGAAAATTCTTATCCTTAGTCCACATGCTGATGATGCTGAATATGGTTGTGGCGGGTTGATTGCCGACTCAATAAAGAAAGGTTTAGATGTTTATGTAATAGTATTCAGTTTTTGGGAAGAATCGATTCCGCAAGGTTTTGATCGTGATGAAACAAAGCGGGAATTTGATACTTCAATGAGAATTTTGGGCATAAAAAAAGAGAATCAAATCTCTTTCAATTTTCGTGTAAGACATTTTCTTGATCGTCGGCAAGATATTCTTGAGCTTCTTATAGAATGGAAAGACATCATTTCACCAGATATAATTTTCATGCCTGCCTCCACTGACATTCATCAAGATCACCATGTTATTTATTCTGAGGGGCTTCGTGCATTTAAAGATCGAACGATTTATGGTTTTGAAATTTTTCGCAATAATATTAATTTCAATGCACAGATGTATTACCAGCTTGATCGTGAAGCCCTCCATTTGAAGATTGGTGCTTTGAATTCTTATCATACACAAGCGGTACGGATAAAAGGAAGGCCATATGAAAAAGCGGAATTTATGGAACATGTTGCTAAAATGCGTGGGGCGCAGGTTGGAATGGAATATGCCGAATGCTTCGAAGTGATCAGAAAAATAGGGATTTAAA